ATCTTGAAAGGATTGCATCTAAGTGATCTTTGATCTTACCTTTGGCATTATCAAATTTAAGGTTAGTAATAAAAATTACTGATCCGCAAAATTCAAACTTCTCCGGAACACCTTCTCTTCGAAGTGCTGCACTCTCTGTATTCCAGCTAATCATTCGTTTGTTACTGGAATCCAGTGCCGCCTTCAGCAAATTCAAACTAACCTCATCCCAAAGGATGCTATCACAGTCGTCAAGTACCAATACGCTACCTGGATCTGCATACCTGTAAAGTAACTGGTACAAACCAATTGAACTCGCCGCACCTTTTTCAACACCAAACCTAAGTGGTTTGTCAGCAAGTTTATCAAACATACTGTTCTTTTCCAGTACCTTTTCAACACCAAAACTTTTACCAACTCCGGGAGGTCCTGTTACAACCATTCCACGTACAACTCCATCAATTGAGCCTTGTGTCATCTCGTCCAAGATCTCAAAACGTTCACGGATTTCGTCCAGCCTCTCTTCGTCACTGGCCTCTTGTTTTACTGCCTTAGGCGTATTGTCTACAATTTCTTGCTTCACTTCTTCTCCGTAAAAATTAACAACTTCATAGTCGTTTTTACTAACAAGTTTAATGCGGATTTCTCTGTCCGGATATCCATCAACCTGGGCACCATCAACAGTAATAAAGCCGCCGTTCTTACCAACTGAAAAACCTTTCACTAAAGGAAAAGTTTCGTTAAGTACCTGCTTGCCGCCGTATTCACCGTTGTGTACCTTTGCATTAATTTGCATAGTGCATCCTTGTTCGTTGTTAATGTTTACTCTCTCGTTCAGCATGTAAGTATTATACTATCTGCAACAAAAAAGTCAACCTTTTTTGGCATTTTTTTCTTCTTTTTTTCTATCTTTTTTCATTTTTTCTACTATTTCTACTAAACTTTCAGCCGTTTTTCGTTCTTTTTGTTCTTTTTCTTGTTTAGGTAAAAAAACATCATAATAATAATCTTCTGTGCTACCCATTAATCACCTCTAATACTTGATCTACACTCGGCTGACAAAACTCATTATTGTTATCATTTATATAACAATTTTTAATATCTAGTCCTTCACCTGATTTTGCAGCCTTTTCTGAAATATATTGATTTATCATAGTAAGGTTAGACATGCACCAATTGCAATTATTTGAAACTATTTTCATTTTATATTCCTGTGATCCATTTCGATATGGACTAGTTAAAAACGGATGACGGCCTATTGCTATATAAATTATTTCTGTATCAGTTGTGCTTGCAAGATGTAATATACTAGAATCGGTTGTTATAATATATTTTGCATTATTACATAAATGCCATACTTGATCTAATGATGTTTGATCAATTAAGTCTATAACATTATTTAATCTATTACATTTATAAGACCATTCTCCTTGGTCCACTGTTTTTCCTATAGATACTATTGGTAAATTAATATTGTTACATAGTTCCTGCCATTTATCAGCATTCCAAGTTTTTACAGGCCAGCTTATTGGTGCATGAACTATTACATATTCGTTGGGCACATCAATACAAAAAGATTCAGTAGGAACATAATCGCAATGCATTTCTTCTGGCAATAATTGAAATCCACATTGTAATGCAGGAAATTGTCTGATATCAACAAAATGATGTGTTAATCGTTCGCCTCTTTCTTTATGAGTACCCCAAGAGTATACTGTAAAATGATAATCTTTTTTTTCTTCGATGAATTTAGATTCTGATACATACGGTAAATTTTTGTACACATCAGGAAATCTAGAATATACTTCAATATAACTATTATAAGAATTTGCTAATTTTCTTAAAGTAGGTGTGCAACAAATAGAATCTCCTAATCCTGCTGGCGATGCTCGGACTTTATTTACATTAATTCCTACTTTACTTACATACATTATAATCCAATATCTTCTAATCCTGCTACTCGTAATTTAACAATATTATTGATTTGAAATTGCTTTGCGTCTAAGGCTTTAATAAGACCATGAAAACGATTTCTTAACAATGCAAACTCATTTACTAAATGCTGAAAGTCTGCAATTTCATCTTCACCGTCGACATACTTTTCTGCATCTCGAGAACTTAACATTTTATTGTAATGTTCAGTATATTGTCTAAATACGTGGGATCTTTTCTTACGAAGCTCTATATTTAGAAATTCTAAGATTGCTTCTATTTCTTGCAGTTGATTAAATCGATGTTCTACGATGCCGGGCATCTCACGAGATAATCTTTCTAGGTTGCCTTTCATGCCACACTCGACTCGTGCTTTCTCTAACTGCTCTTCGTATGCTGATATGCAGTTTACAAGTTCGCCTAAGTCTTGTTGGACTTTTCTATACCATGTACTCATTAATAGTCGTATACTTCGGGGTCTTCGTCCTCTTCCTCTTCTTCATAAAACATACTCGCCAACACATCATCCATCACTCCATCGTAACCTTTTAACTCTCTTACATTATCTTCGATAACATATCCATTGTTATCGAACTTTTCCAAAAGTTCTTCACATGCTATTTCGTGATCCTTAGATGATGAATATGATTTAATAACATCCCATAAATCATGTATTAAATGTACTTCTTGTTCATTCATCTTCATTGACAGCCTCCTCTGGTACTACGTCATCGTTATTTACCAAAGGAGCGTCATTTTCTTTGAAATCATCTATAACTTTTTGAAGGTTTTCTGCACCCCAACCTTTACGAAATTCTTTAATTTCTTCTCCAGTTGAAGTAGTATATTTTAGTTTATTTCCTTCTTTAACTATTACACCTGCTTTTTCAAACAAGTCTAAACATCCACTATATGGATCCATACCTGTATCGTATGGTATTTTAATCTGCACACTTTCGAATGGCTTTGCAAATCTTGTTTTCATTACTTTACATGCAGATCGTATACCACGTACATCCGATATCTTATTACCGTCTTCGTCTTCTTTAAGTTTTAGTTTTCGCATTGCAACTACAATAGACGAAGCATATATAAAACCTTGTCCTCCACTAATCTTATCATCTGGATCAAACATATCCTGCGATGCGTATGTATGATTAGTAGCAATTAAACCTACAGGATGTCCTGCAATTAAATTAACACTATTACGGACTAATGCCGTCAGTGCTTTAGGTTTACGGCCCATATCACCTTTTAAGTCGCCTTTATCAAACTGATCTTTATCAGTTGGTGTAAGTAGCATACCAAGCGAATCTATAACAAAGAGAACTTTTTGGCGTTCTTCATATGGTACATCTGCATATTGATCGCGGTAGCCTTTCATAAACTCACTGATAAATTTTGCAACTTCATCAATCATTGATACGCCGAACCGTAATAACTTTTCTTCTGAAATATCCACATCTAATGCTTGTAACCAATCAGAGTCTAATGCATTTTCTGTGTCTAGTAAAATAGGAAGGATGCCTTGTTGTTGGGCTTGACGCACTAAGTTTCCACTGGCAATGAAACTTTTACCGCTACCACTTTCACCAGCAAGGCATGTTACCCTTCCTAAAGGAATACCTTTTGTAAAGTCTCCTGAAATTAAAAAATTAAGTGCTAAGTTACCAGTACTGATCCAATCAACGGGGTCGTGAAATCCTGTGGACATTCCTGGTACTGCTTTTGTAATACTTTTTCTAAATTTAGATATATCAAATGGTTTCATATTTTTCCTGAGTAAAGGGGGACTTTTGCCCCCCTAGTTATATACCTTATGGTTATATAACTCCTAGTTATATAACTAATTAATGATCTGCGTGTGATTTACGATCTCGGATCATCTTAAGAATTTGATCCGCCGAAGGTTTTTCATCAGCAGTATTAGTTTCTGTTTCTACTACTTTCTCTTCGGTAGGAGTTGCCGCTTCTGCAACAGGTTCAGTTGTTGCAGTTTGTGTAACAACTGGTTGAGGTGCTCTTGGTGCCGGACTGGTATTAAGTTGAACACCTTGCGGAGTATAATATGATCCGAACCTTTCTGGATCATACAATTCGCCTGCGACCGATGCTTCAAACATTTCAAAGATAATTTTAATTTCTTCGTTGTTTGGTCGCTTAGGCATAAAATCATTAAGAGTATACAAACCATGTGTTTGGATTGCATCTCTTTCTGTTTGATCTAAACTTCTCTCTCTACGAGACCAATTAGAAGTTGAATAATCAGCATACTGACCTTTTTGTGTTTTTGTAAGTTTAAAGTCAGTACCTTGTTCGTAGTCTGTTGGAATTTCTGCAAAGTCTGGATCCATCAAAGACGATGAAATAATCTTAAAGATAGATGGATTAATTACAAACCTACGAATAGGATTTTCCGGAGTTTTATCGTCTGCCAAAGGATTATCTGTTACAAACCCTTGAAAGACATATGATCGCTTTTTCCAATACTTACGACCTTCGTCTTCGAGACTTGGATCTTTAAACCAAGGACGAATCTCTGCATGAACTGGACATGCATCGCCCCACATCTCTACACAAGGAACTTGAACAGTACATGTTCGTGATTCATCTTGTCCTTTGACACCCGGAAATGTTAAACGAATCATCTGTCTTTCTTTCCAAAAGAAAGTATTAGATTCATCTCCGTCTGGTAAAAATCTTAATGTTGCTGTTGAGTTTTCTGGGATATTCCAGAATGGATAAATTGCGTTGTCGGATTGAAAGTTCCCACCGGACTTTTGCTCTTTTTCTAAGAGCTTTGCTCGTATTTCTGCTAAACTTGCCATATTATTTCTCCTATATTAGCCTATTTTAATGTGCCTAAATTACTAAGTCTTTTATTAGCCTAGTGAACACGAATAACACATCATGTTCTTATTATAACAAAACTATTTATCAATGTCAACTATTTTTTTGACTTTTTTCTGCTACTTGTTTGTCGTCAAACATTTTCGTTATCTTTTTGCCGTATTTTTTTGCAGTTCTTAGCCAGGCAGGATCATGATCTAGGTGGGAGCCATCGGCCTGCCATGGCCTACCGGTGCTTGATAACCCTTGGATCGGTTGCTTCTTTTGCTTCTGTTGCTTCTGTTGGATCGGTTGCTTCTGTTGCTTCTGTTGGATCGGTTGCTTCTGTTGGATCGGTTGCCTCTGTTGGATCGGTTGCCTCTTTCCTATTGCTGAGCCTTCTTGAACTGCTTGTAAATGTTCTTTAAATGTTTTAGGTTCTTTGCTTTCACCTAGCATGGCAACAGCTTTTTCAACTGTGTCTTCTCTGACACTACCCATAATTTTTTTGAAGTCCATAAACATAGCCTTAGTAATTGGCATTTCATTTAAATACTTCATTACTCTTCCTGAAACTTTATCTTCGCCATATTTTTTTACAAGTGCTTCATATTCACCTTTTTCAGCTGCGTCAAGGTCCACACCAGAACTTAAATAATAGTCAAACATACCGTCTGCTAAATTTCTAACATCCGCACTTTTGTATTTGTTGTACTTGTCATACCATGCTTTAAGTTCATTTCCTGACTCATTTATGCCTTCTCCGTTATCAATTTCTTCTTTTGTATGATACTGCGATAGTTGCTTTGTTACTTGAGTACTTCCCATATCTGCAGATCTGTCTTCAAGTGATCCGCCTAGTGATGCCGGCATTTGTGCTTTTTGTGCATCCATAGCTCGTTCATCATCAGTAGCAAAATCGTCGCCATATTCCTGTTCTAAATACTCTTGAATCCATTGGTCTGGATCGCCGTCCCTTGCTTTAGCAATACCATATGGCATTTCACCTGAGTTAACAAAATACTCATATAACTCATCAAAAAAAGTATCATGATCATATAACATAGATTGGCCCATCATTACTGACTCAAATGCTTCTCTATGTTTAGCAAGAATATTATCTAAACTTTCGCCCATTTCTTTAAGAGGAAGTCCTGCTAATTTTCTTAACTCATTTTCATTTTTAACTTGCGGGATCATTTATATACCCCTGCGAGTTTTAAAATGGTTTCGTCTACTTCACTCTTGGATTCGTTTTTCGCTAAGGTCATGTTTCGCCATTCTGGATTATATCGTTTCTTAATTGGTTTGTGTGTACGTATATCCATTTTCGGCATTTTAGCTTTAGGTAGAGGTTTAGGTAGAAGTTTATTTACACCTACCGGTGCATCTATACCAAACCCTTCTGCCGAAT